TCGGTGCGCAGCGCCATGTCGCCGCATCGTTCGGCGACATGGCGCTGCGCACCGAGTCCAGCACCCCCACAATTAAGGGCGCGAGCCGTATCGAAACCGCATTCAATGAGGGAGATCAGCGCCGCTACTTTGTGCCGTGTCCGCACTGCGGTTTCGCACAATATCTCAAATGGTCGCAGGTTGTTTGGTCGGGCAAGGACGAGGAAGGAACCGAGCAGCTGCCAGAAACGGCGCTGTACCATTGCGAGGGCTGCGGCACTGGTTGGAATGATGGCGAGCGCATTGCAGCGATACGCAATGCCGAGAAGTTAGGGCACGGCTGGAAAGCTGCGAAACCGTTTCGCGGGCACGCTAGTTTCCACGCCCCGGAAATGCTGTCGACGTTCCGCCGGCTTCGCGATATCGCGCAGAGCTATCTCGACAAAATGGCACTCAATGACCTGCAATCGTTCGTCAATGTGTCGCTTGCCGAGACATACGAGGAAACCGGCGAGAGCATGAACCCGCACGCGCTCATGGATCGGCGCGAGCAATACGCGGCGCCCGTTCCCGCAGGCGCGCTCGTACTTACCGCTGGCGTCGATATGCAGCCTGACCGCCTCGAGGTCGAGCTCGTCGGCTGGGGTGTAGGCGATGAATCATGGTCGATCGATTACGCCACGCTATGGGGTGACCCGGACGCCGGCGACGTTTGGGACGAGCTCGAGGAATATCTACAAGGCGCATGGCAGCACGAAACCGGCGTCAGCATGCCGATATCGGCCGCGTGCGTCGACACCGGCGGCACTGGCGGCAACACGCAAAGCGCATACGGCTGGCTGCGCGGAAAAACAGGACGCCGGATATTCGGCACCAAAGGCGTGCCAGGCTGGGGAAAGCCAATCGTAACAGCGCCGCAGCGCAAACAGTCTGGAAAAACCGCGCGCAAAATCGACCTGTTTTTAGTCGGTGCGGATGAGGCAAAGCTGACAGTTATGCGCCGGTTAGCGGTCGATAAGCCGGGGCCTGGATATTGCCACTTTCCAGAGAGCCGCGACGCCGAATATTTCCACCAGCTGACAGCTGAAAAATTGCTGACGCGCTACGTGAAGGGCTTCCCTGTCCGCGAATGGCACAAAACGCGCCCCCGCAATGAGGCGCTTGACTGCCGCGCGCTGGCCCTCGCCGCCCTAAAAATCGCCAATCCCAGCATGCGCCGTGCCGCTGATCGGCTGGCGAAGGTTGTCGACGGTCGCCAGGCCGCCGAATCATTCCACGCGGAACCTTTGCCGCCAGCCGATAACGACAATAGCCCGCCGGAAAACCCGCAAGAGGCGCAAACGCCAACAGCTGCGCAGACTGGTCCTATTTTGAAGACCAAAAGAACCCTTAAATCTCGCAAAAAACGGGGAACTTTCGCGACAAATTGGTGAAAAATGGCGAATTTGATCGATTTTCCGAACAAAATCAGCGCCGGGGTTAATTTCGTCGCGACCGCAGCGTTGCCAGATTTTCAGCCGCCGGCCTGGTCGTTGGCTGCCGTAATTCGTGGCGCTGGCGCGATCGACATCGACGCTATTGTTGAGGACGGCATATTCAAAATGCTGGCGACTGCTGCAGAAACGGCAGCATGGACGCCGGGCCGCTACTGGGTAAGCCTGCGCGCATCAAAAGACGACGACATTTATGAGGTTGCACGGTTTCAGGTTGATGTGACGCCTGACCTTGTGCAGTTCGCCGAAGGCTTCGACGGCCGCTCGCAAAACGAGATTGCGCTCGACGCAATCAACGCCGTTATCGCAAAGCGAGCTACGATCGATCAGCAGCGCTACACGATCAACAATCGCGAGCTGTGGCGCACGTCGATTACCGACCTGCTCAAACTCAAATCATTTTACACGACGGCCGTTCGCCGTGAGCGCCGCCGTGCTGCTGGTCAGTCGGCGTTTGGTCGCCGCATCGACGTAAGGTTTTCGCAGTGAATATAAAGTTTTGGCAAAGCAAGCCGAACGCCTCGACCGCTGGCGGCGAGCAGCCTAAGCGCCGTATGCGCCTTGGTCGCTCACTGTCGCAGCTGTTCAAGTCCGGCCAGGCGCAAGGCAACGACAACTGGACCGTCACCCCGGTAACGCCAGACGCCTACATTGCGCTGCATCATCCGACGCTGGTGGCTCGTTCGCGCGAGCAGTGGAGCAATAACGACTATGTACGCGCATTCGTGCGGCTGGTGCGACAGAACATCGCCGGCCCGCAGGGTGTACTGATGCAGTCGAAGTGCGAGAAGCCGCGCGGCGGGCTCGACACCGAAGCAAACAAGGCCATCGAGGCCGATTTCGACGACTGGGGAAAGGCAGGAAACTGCGACGTTACCGGCAAGCTGTCATGGCGCGCTATCCAAACCCTCGTTACTGAAACGACCGCGCGCGATGGCGAATTTGTCGTGCGTAAAATCTACGGGAAAAGCGCAGGCCCGCATGGCTTCGCGTTGCAGCTGATTGACCCGCAGCGGCTGAGTGTTCGCTATGAAAACTCGAAGGTCGATAACGAGGGCGGGTTTATTCGGCACAGCATTGAATACAACCGTTACGGCCGCGCCGTCGCGTATCATTTCGCCAGCGTCGATGAGTGGGACGCCTATTACTACAGCTATGCGGGGCGTGGGTTTGTGCGCGTGCCAGCCGATGAAATTATTCACGGCTTCGTGCACGAGCAGGTCGGCCAGCGTCGCGGCTTACCGTGGGCGAGCACGTCGCTATTTCGCCTGCATCATCTGCAGGGCTTTGAAGATGCCAGCGTGCAGAACGCGCGTGCTGGCGCCACGAAAATGGGCTTCATTCAGTACCGGGAAGGATTCGGCCCGGAAGCCGAGGATGACGACGACGTTGCCGGATCGATCGACGCCGAGCCGCTGTCGTTCCATGAGCTGCCGGAAGGCGCGGAGTTCAAGGAATTTAACCCGAACTACCCGGCTGGCGAGTTCCAGACATTCCATAAAGCCATGTTGCGCGGCGCATCCGCAGGCATGGGGGTGCTGTACAACACGCTCGCCAGCGACCTCGAGGGCGTGAATTTTTCCAGCATCCGGCAGGGCACGCTCGATGAGCGCGAGCACTGGAAAGAGTTGCAGCAGTGGCTGATAGAGGCGCTGTGCATTCCTGTGTTCGAGGCGTGGCTGTCTTACCGCCTGCTCGCTGGCGAGGTTAAAACAAAAAACGGCAAGCCGCTGCCAGCATCAAAGCTGGCGGAATACAAGCGCGTCGTATGGCAGCCGCGCCGTTGGGCCTGGATTGACCCACGCGCCGATCAAGAGGCTAACAACAGCAGCATACGCGGCGGCCAAAACTCATTCAGCGCGGTCATTCGCGAGCAGGGTCGCGACCCTGAAACCGTTTTTGCCGAGCTCTCGGCGGACCTTGCTGCGATGAAGGCGGCAGGCATACCGGACGACTACATACAGCTGTTTATGTTCGGGCAGCAGCCGATACCTGAGCCCGCCGAACCTGCCGACGATGGCGGCGCAAAATCCAAAAAGTCTACAGGTGAATGAATATGAGCAAAGCCGCCGATAAGGTTGCGCAGCGTCTGGTCGAGATTCGCAGCAAGGGCATGTTGTACCGTGAAGCCACGGTGGCCGGCGTCGATATTGAGGCGCGCACCGTTGAGCTGTCGTTTAGCAGCGAGGTCGAATACGAGCGCTGGTACGGCATCGAAATCCTGTCGCACGAGGATGGCGCCTGCAATCTAAGCCGCCTCAATGACAAGGCTGCCGTACTGTGGAATCACGACTGGGACGACATGCGCGGCGTCGTTGAATCGGCACGTATCGACGGCGATCGCAAAGGGCGCGCACTGACCAGACTCAGCAAGTCAGATGGCGGTGAACAGCTCCTGCAGGATATTGCAGACGGCATCGTCACAAAGGTGTCTGTCGGTTACATGGTGCACGGCATCAAGCTGACCGAAGAGCGCGAAAACATCGACGTTTTTACCGTGACCGATTGGGAGCCTTACGAAATCTCGCTGGTTAGCGTTCCAGCCGATCCATCGGTAGGCGTCGGCCGCAGCGCGGAAAACCCGCAAGAGGAAAGCCAATCGCCCGGCCGGAATACTGGCATCGTCGAACAAACCAAATTGCGCGCAGCGCAGACTGAAAATCTATACGAGGGTTCCATTGTGAACGAGAAAACTTTGCGAAATGCGGCCGGCGACCTGGTGCGCGCAAAAGTCGACGAAAACGGCAAGATTGTTGAAGTGCTCGAAGTGATCGAGCGTGCCGGCGACGCACAGGCAGCTGCTACTGCTCGCGGCGCAGATACAGAGCGTGCGCGCGTCCGCGCAATCGCAGAGCTCGGCAAGGCGTATGGCGCCGCCGAGAAAGCAAACGAATTTATTGCAGATGGAAAATCGCCGGAAGATTTCCAGCGCGAATTGCTCGGCCAGTTCGCTGCACAGCGTGCTAACAAGCCGCTCGATGAGCAGCAAGCCGGCGCCAACATCGGCATGAACCAAAAAGAGGTTCGCCAGTATTCGATTTTCCGCGCTATCCGTGCGCTCGATCCGCAAGCGAGCAAAGCCGATATCGACGCAGCCAAGTTCGAGCTCGAGTGCAGCCGCGCAGCAGCTGACGCTTACGGCAAGCAGCCGAAAGGCATCATCATCCCGAACGACGTTTTGGCTGATCGCGCATTCGGCACCGGCGGTGGCGGCACCAGCGGCAACGGCTCTGCCGTGATCGCAACCAACCTGCTTGCTGGCTCGTTTATCGACCTGCTCCGTAAAAAAGCATGGGTAATGAAGCGCGCCCGCAGCATGGCTGGCTTGGTCGGCAACGTCGACATTCCGCGCCAGTCGTCCGCGACGCAGGCCTACTGGGTCGGTGAAGGCGGAGCGCCTACTGCTGGCACCCCCGGCCTGGAACAGATTTCGTTCACGCCGAAAACTGTCGGTGCGTATACCGACATCACTCGCCGCCTGTTGAAGCAGTCGACACCGGATGCCGAAGCAATCGTCCGTGACGACATCCTCAAGGTGTTGGCGCTCGAAATTGACCGCGTCGCCATCTACGGCACAGGCAGCGAGTACCAGCCGAAAGGCGTCAAGAATTACACCGGCATCAATGGCGTTGACTTCGCTACCGCTGGTCAGCCGACTTACCTCGAGCTGATCGACATGGAAACTCAGATTGCGCTCGACAACGCAGATGTCGACAATATGTCGTATGCGTTCAACGCAGCGATCCGTGGCAAGCTGAAAGGAACGCTGAAATTCCCGGCGGTGAACGGCTCTGCAACCGTATGGGAGCAAGGCAACACCGTCAACGGCTACAACACCGACGTGTCGAATCAGCTAGCGACCGGCGACGTGTTCTTCGGCAACTGGCTCGACCTGGTTATCGCGATGTGGGGCGGCCTCGAATTGACCGTTGACCCGTATGCGCTGTCGACCAGCGGCGGCCTGCGACTGATCGCGCTGCAGGATATCGATATCAACCTGCGCCACCTTGAGTCGTTCTGCTACGGCAGCGACACCGTAGCTTAATAGAGCGACGGATCAACGAAAGGGCCTGCGGTCATGTCGCCGGCCCCTTAGATAAGCGGATCAGGCTATGAAAACTATTGCGATTAAAATCACGTCTGCGGTCGTTATTGACGGCGTGATTGCCAGGGTTGGCGATATCGTCACAGTCAGCGAAACCGTTGCGCGCGACATTCTCGGCCGCGAAAAGGCCGTGCTGGCTACTGCCGATGATGAGCCGCAGAGCGTAGCTGCTGACGATGAGCAGCCAGACGAGAGCGCCGGACAAGCCGACACAGGCAAGAGCCGCAAGCGCAAGTAACCGATTTTTTTAGAGGGCACTATTATGTCAAAGCAATCTATCGTCAGCCTGGCCGCAGCAGCGCGCATCGGCTCGACCACTACCAGCTCGGCGGTTGATATTTCCGACTTCACCGGTTTGGCAACGCTCGTTATGAACTCGTCCGCTACCGAAGGCGCCGGCATGACTTCCGATGTGAAGATCACGCATTGCGACACCAGCGGCGGATCGTATACGGATGCCGGTATTGCGTTCACGCAAGTGACTAATGCGGCTGCATCGTTCCAGACGCAGGTTTTCAGCGTTGACGGCCTGAAGAAATACATCAAGGTCGTGACCACTCTTGCCGGCTCGAGCCCGTTCGTAACCCGTAGCGTTGAGTTGGTCGGCAATCTGGCGCTGTAATGCCAGCGCCAGATTGGGAGGATTTAGGCGACTTCTTTGACCTTGACGATTTCGGGGTTAAAGCGGTCGTCCGCTTCCAAGCTGGCGGCGAGCGTGAAATAGTCGGCATATTCGACGACCCATCTATAACCGCGTCGCTCGGCGTTTACGTCAGTGACACGACAGACCCGCATTTTCTTTGCAAAGAAACAGACGCGAAAGGCATTCGTCGCGGCGATTTCTTCGTATTGAATGACGTGGTGCACGACATACTGCGCGACCCAAAGCTAGACGGCACTGGCGTTGCCATGCTGATACTAGCCGCACAAGGCAGGCCGTGAGTGTTATCGATCTTGATATTGATGCCGAGCAGCTACGCATTGCCGTTGCTGACGTTTCGGCGACACAGCAGCAGGCCGAAAAAGCACTGCTGAGCACGCTCGCTAAAATGGCGACGTGGCTGCAAGCCAAATCAATCAAAGCGCTATCTGCCGAGCTCGGCATCCAACAGAAAGTGATTCGCCGGCGGCTGAAAAAATTCGGCCTTCGCAAGCGTAACGGCGGCGCCGAAATAACGGTATTCTATGGCCTAAATCCTATCGCACTGATTTATCTCAGCCCGAAGAAGCGGGCGGGTGGAATCGGCGCGAGTGGCGGCCGGTACGTCAAAGGCGGATTCATCGCCAAAGGCCAGGTGTTTAAACGCAGAGGGGCGGCAAGGCTGCCCATCGAGAAACAGGTCGCCGAAATCAAAGATCAAGCCGACGTGTATATCGAGGATCATCTGCTCGGCACTGCTGAATTCGAGGCTAAATTTTTTCAACTGTTCGAGCATGAAATAAAATGGCGAACGCAAACACAGTAATTACGCTTGACGGCGTGCACGCGGCAATAATGGACGCGATCCGCGACCAGTTCCGCGCGTTTAATCTGGTCGAGGCATACCTGTCTGATCGCCGGCCGCCTGTCGTGCCCGCATGCCTTATCGAGCTGGTTGATTTTGAAACGACCGCCGATGCAATGGACCCCGGCACCGAACAGCTGGCGGTGACGGCTCGTTTCGCGGCGCGCTTGCTGATCAGTTTTCGCGAGGTGCCAAATTCACGCATGGAAATCCGCAAGCTGGCGGCCGCGTTCTGCGCCTGGCTACGGCTGCGCCGTTTCGGTCAGCCGATCGGACCCGCACAGGTGCTTGGCGCCTATCCAGACGATTTCGAGCAGGAGCTCGACCAGTACGAATGCTGGCGTGTCGAATGGACGAATGTTCTGCACCTTGGCAACACGATCTGGACCGACGACGGCATTATGCTCGAGCCTGTTTACAGCTGGGCGCCGGATATCGGTATCGGTCACGAAGATGACTATAAGCCGCTCGACGAGCTGACTGGGCACGATCTGTTATGAGCCATTGGCAGCTGGCAGAACTC